CGAAAGAGCGCTGTTCGAGCCAGAGTACGCGACGCGCCAGCGAATAGTCTACTTCCTCCCAAGGCTTGCCGCTGTTCATGCCACACATCGCGTTATGGGCATGGAGCGTAGCAATCTGAGGGTCAAGGCCAGCCTTACGCGCTGTTGAGCGTAAGTCTTTGTCTATCATGCTGTTGGTGCGCGATACGATACCGCGAACGCGAGCACTAAAAGCCTGCCATTGAGCAAAGCCTACTTGCCAGTCCGAAACGTTTGCTTGTGTCATTTGAATCCTCCAGTGCCAGCCAGTCATGGCCAGCAAGAGCAATATAGCGCAAGAGCCAGATTCGCGTCAAGAGCATAAAGTGTCAAGTTACGAGGCAAAAGCGAATCCGCCAATAACTCCAAGTGAATCAAGGGCCCGGCGCGAGCAAAGCAGGAAAGAAGTTTTTCTCTTGACGTTCAGCCCAGCAAGGAATAATCTTGGCCCATGAGCACCCCTACAGATACCCTCCAGAGCCAGCCAGCGCCCCGCAGAGGCTACAAACCCCGCAGGACAATCAAGAGCCAAGCAATTCAAAACGCCGTGATAGCGAAGCATATCGGAGGAACGTCTAAGCTACAGATATCCAAAGACTTGCAACTAGCCCCAAATACCGTCTCAAATATCCTCGAACTAAGCAACGTTGACGAAGTTATGGCCGATGGCAGGCTTGAGACCTTGAAAAGAGTTCCCGCAGCTCTGCGAACTCTCGACGTTCGCTTGGAGAAAAACAGCGAAAATGCCGCTATCTGGCTACTCGATAAGTGCTTTGATAGCAAGAAGATAGCAGGAAAGCAAGAGCCCGGCCTAACACTGGCAATTCAGAACCTTATGGGCAACGTAACCGTGCAAAATACAGCGCCAGATCAGCAAAAGCCCCTCGACGTAAAGCCAATAGAATCAGCGCCCGTTTGTGAGCAAAAAGACACGTCCGAGCAAGAAAACAAGCCATAACTCACCAGAATAGCCGATATTGTCGGGTTTCATCCGCAGGACGCACTTCGCCTAGTAAGCATAATTACATTTATCTGACCCGTCAAGCCAAGCATAATCAATCGTTTATAAGCGCTTACACCCACTAGGCCACACGCCAAGGGAAGCAGCCGAAAAGAGGGGGAGGCGTTTGCCAATGCATAGCTTCCCCCACAACTTTTGCCAAAAAGCTGTACATACAATTTTCTTGACTTTGCCCAAAAACCTGCCATTGTATATACAACATGCCGAAAGTGCCGATACAGATTCGGGTGGACGCGAGCGACCTGGAGTCATGGCAAAGCTGCGCTGGGAAGTCGGAGATGTCGCTTTCGGAATGGATACGGAAACGGTGCAATGGAGAAGGGCACGCAGTTTCGGATAAAGAGTTGCAGCGGGCTACAGAAGTACCTGTGGCTCGACGGAGGGCTAGTGTGCTTGAGCGATTACCAGCACTTGCCGAGACACCTACGGTTGAGGCTGATGAACGAGTGCGAAAAGGGAAGTTCTGTAAGCATGGAACGGAGAAGGGCTACCGCTGCTGGCAATGCGGTGGACTGGCGATAATCGAATGAGCGAGGAATTAAACGCCGAAATGCTTCGCAAGGCCGCTACGCTTCTACGTGAAGCCACAAAGCCTAAAGATGGTCAGCAAATCACGATGGATGTGCTGGAAGATGGCCAATGGTATCGCTATTCGGGTATCTGGCCAGGGCCTTTCGAGCGCAAACTTTTGGTGGTCGAATGAGCGAACTTTTGCTTTTTGCTCTTGGAGCTATGGCTCAATTCTGTGGCGCACAGACTGAGCCAGCGCATGAGGAGAGGGCGAGTATGGGGTTGGCGAGACAAGGTGAACCGTGGGCGCTTAGCCGAGAGGTGAAGCCAGTAGTGCTTGCCGAAAGGCGCGCGGGGAACCCTCCAAAGGATAGTGGCACGGCCTATCACGCCGAACTGGAAAGCCCTTTCACCAAACACCGCTTTTACGACCGCTTCGCAAAACTGGAACTAGCCGCAGCCGGGACTTTGGCCGCGACGGATTCAGCGATTACCTGCCGTTTTCTGGCACGGGGCGAGCGCGAGATGAACCTGCCCACACAGAGTTGCGCCGGGATGGTTGGCTTTCAGCTTGCCTTCTATGGGGCCGGTGAGGGTCTTTCGTTTTTGCTCCATAGGACAGGCCATCACAAACTTGAACGGTTGCCGAGACTATATTTGGGCTCCGGCAACGCCTACGGCATAGCATTTACCGCGCGGCATGGAGGAATCTGATGTACCATCAACCGAACTTCGAAGCGACCTGGGGCCAGATGTTCACGGTAGCCTTTTGGACGCTAGTGGGATTCTATATTTGGGATAAGATAGACGGAGCAAGCCGCTGGGAAGAGAAACAGCGCAAGATTCATAGGCAGGCGTTAGTCGAAGGCTGGCATAAGTGGGCTATCGGCAAGGAATCCTAGAACTCAAGGATGCGATTGTCGGCCTTGAGAAACTCCCTAAATCTAAGCAATTCGTAACCTCAAAATTCTTCGGCTCCGCCTATGTGGGTGGCGAAGGTTCTTCCAAAACCGCTTCCCTTTGCTGCTCCGCTATCTGTAATGCCGTGATTGACCCCGGTGGCAAATCTCTCATTGGCCGTCTAAACATGCCCGCTCTTGAATCCACGACCATGAACGACTTTCTATCGATGGTGCCGGAGAACATGGGCGAATGGAAAGAGCAGCCAAAAACATGGGTTTTCAGCAATGGTCATACTGTAATTTTCCGCCATCTTGATATTTCCGACCCTAAAGTAACAGGTCACATCAAATCTGAGAATCTAAGCGCTGCTTATGTCGATGAAGCTTCGGAAGTCGATGAAAAGGTGTTTTTGCTACTTGTAGGCCGCATGCGCCGCGCTGGTTCACAGCGCCGAATTTTAAGGCTTTCCTCTAACCCCGCTGGCCACGATTATATGTGGAAGCATTTTTTCGACCCTAACCGCAAGCAGGAGTGGAAGCAGCTTTTTGAGGGCATAAGCGCTTCCTCGATGGACAATATCTTTCTACCCGAAGATACCGTAAACAGGAATTTGAGCATTTACCCGCCCGATTGGGCCGACCGTTTCATCTACGGGCGTTTTTCAGATTTTACAGACTTGGTTTACAAGGAATTTAGCGAAGAATCCCACGTTTGGGATGACCGTCCGGGCCAGGAATATGAAGTCTTTGGGGGCCGTTCGAATCCTCCGCTAGATTGGCCGGTAATCGTGGGAATGGACATAGGCGGAGGCGAGGAAGGCGACCCATGGGCACTAACTTTCGATTCTATCGCCCCTGACGGACGCCTGTATCAATTTGCTGAGATTTACGGTTCGGAACTCCGCATACGACCGATTGCCGAACAATTCCATCAAATTATGGAAGGGCGCACTCTTGACGGCATGGCCTATGACTACGCGCAAAGAGCGGCGGCGATTGAACTCGAAGATTACGGAATCGCCGGGCAATCCGCCATCAAGGAAGTTAAGCCTGGCCTTTTCAAGACCGCCCAGTACATGCACATTGACCCTACGCTTTCGCATCCCTTCAACTCGAAGATTTGCGGTTCTCCTCGCTCTTTTATGGCCAAATCCTGCGTGAACACTATCCGCGAGCATGGTAGTTACAAATGGGCAAAAGACAGGTCAGGTAACGCCAAAAACGAACCTTCGCACGAAAATAGCCACGGGCCAGATGCAAAACGCTATGCCGTTCACACCTTCCGGCCTTTGCCAGCGCAAATCACAACACCGAAAATCTGGGAAAATAAGAAGCTCGACATTGCCAGCCGTCTCTACTGGCAGCGCGTCGAGGAGCACAAGGAAAAGGAGCCTTTGCGCCGCCACGGATTTTCCACTTTGAGAATTAAGGATTTAAGAGTACAACAGGCTAAGGAGATTCCTCCGCAATGAACATGGCACCTCCGCCGCCCACGCCTGATGAACTGGTAGAAACACTTTTCGCTGAAGTCCTCCTGCCCCCGGAAGGCTACGAATATCACGGTTCGAACGGCCAGTTACTTTTCCCGGTATTCGGCCAGGATAGATGGCGGTTACTTCTACACAAGAAAGACACCGACTTCATCGACGCCGCGAACTTCACCCCTGTTTTCCTCGAAGGGCAATTCATTCTGAAAATCACCAAAGCCCTTCACGCCATGCAGCGCGAACTGAATCAATCGGTCAGCGACGACATTCCTGAGCCAGTGAACCATGCCCTTAACTGAGAAGGGGAATAAAATCATGGCCGCGATGCGGCGAACGTATAAAGACCCTAAAAAGGCGGAATCAGTTTTCTACGCTAGCAGAAATAAAGGCACGATTTCAGGAGTGGACAAGGCCAGAGCGAAACGTGAGCAGAAGCGATCTTAAAATCATCGAAGGCGGGTTCCCCGTCTACGGGCCGGAGCAGCTTAGGAAAGTCAACGCCATGCGTATGGCCTTCTCAGCGCCTACAAGTCTATCTCCCGTCGTCAACACCAAAGGCGAAGCGCTTTTCACCACGTCCGAGGAAATGAACGACGAACCAGCCTCCTGCTACAACTGCCAGTTCTACAACGAAACAGCGGAAACCTGTTCGCTTATCGGCCCGCGCAAAATCATAAAGAAATTGATATGGCCGAAAGAAGCGACTGCCGACGCCAAGCAGATTGAGTACTGGCCGTGCTGCTCCATGCAGTTCTATGGCAAGACGAACAAGGGCGAAGCGTTCTATCGGGTGTTTGCTTCCGATCCCGATTACATGGGGCTCATCTGGATTAACGCTCCTAAGCCGGGCCAGAAATACGGCGGAGCCAATTGCGGAGGTATAAACGGCGGCGACGATTGCGACCACTACCAGACGGAAGGCAAAGAAGAGAAATGGGAATCGGCAACTGGATTTTGCCGTGCGCTCCAAACGGAAGTTGCAGCGGGAGACGTATGCTGTCAGTGGCGCGACGATGATACGCTCCAGTGGCAGGATGCGCAGCGCCTACTAGGAGAAATCAATGGCAGACCTTAGCGGCATGGGCAACCTGATGAAGCCGATGGTCATGGCCGCGATGAAGCTGGCGCAAAGAGGCAAAACTCCCGATAAGAAGAAAGCAAAAGTAGAAGCCAAGATGAAGATGAAAGTCAAAGTGAAACATGGATGACCCACGCACGGCGCTTGAAGCGCAAATCGCGCAGGAAGCAAAAGAGCTGAAAGAAGCTCCAGTCATCAAGCCGATTGTCGGCCAAGTGATGCGGTGTAGTATCTGCGGGCAATGCTTCTCGCGCAACGACCTCAAGCCCTTCGATACGCATGTGCAAGGTGGAACGCGGCAGGCTTGCCCGCGCTGCCATCCAGAGAGGACACGATGAGCGAAAAAGATTGGGACAACTACGAAAAGGAGGAACTGCTTGGAGTTGCACCTAGCCTGTTATATCTCAAGCGGACTTTTGGCACTTCTGTTGGCAGTCCAGCAGTATCAGCACAACCGGACAAACCGGGGGCTGATCGACAAGATACTGGAAAGCAGGGGACTAAATCCCCTGCCTGACGAGCATCCGCTGGCCGAAGCGGTAAAGCAACTGTCGAAGCCGGAGCCGCTCACGGAGAAACGCAAGATGGAAATGCTGGAGCGCGTGCGTTTCAAGATTCCTGGGATGCCGCAGTACGTGGAGAAAAAATAAGTGGGCGGAACTGTCAGCGGAATCATGCAGAAAGTTACCTCGATGTTCAAGGGGGGTAGCGATTCGCTTGTCCGCGACAAACAGGAAAGGCAGGACAAGCGCAGTATCATGCCGTCCTATCCGTGGGGACGGCCCATTGAGGAACGAATCAAATGGATGCTCGACCAGCGCTACTGGCAGCTCCAGTACGAGAAGCTGCAACTCCACCGGAAATGGTTCAGGAATCACCTGTTCTTTACTGGCTACCATGATTCCGTTCTATCGGACATCGGGTTTTCCTTCGATTCGATTGGCGTCAATTCCGCTGAGTATGGGTTTGCTTCGAATTACTACAGGAGCTATATCCGCTATGGCGCAGCCATGTACGTGCAGACGGCCCCAGAGTTTATTGCTCAACCGACCAGCCCTGATGCGGAATCTCAGGGCATTGCAGCGGCGGCTAGGGCTTCACTGGACATACAGAAAGAAAATATTGGCTATGATGCAATTCGGGCGCGCGAGGCAACTAACCTTCGTCTCTTTGGAAACTCCTTCCGGTACAACTATTATTCCGTTGATCCAAGATACGGTTTCGTTACCCAGCCCGTCTACGAAGATGTCGAAGTGCAAATCAGCGAAGGCAGTTGGCAATGCCCGGTCTGTCAGTTGCAGGGCGAAGGGCAAGCGCAAGTCTGTCCCGCTTGCGGCCCCGATGCTCCCGCACCACCTATAAATACTCCACCACAAACGGCGCAAGTTCCGCAGATGAAAGGAAAAGTAGCCTATCCCAAGGGACAGGAAATCTGCGAAGTGGTATGGCCGTTCGAGGCTTATGTACGTTCGAGCGTCAAGACACTAAGAGAAGCGCCGGAATTTCTGCGTGTGCGGATGGTCGATTCTGTAGCTCTACATGCCAATTTCCCGAAGGCCAAGTTCGGCGGAATGCAGTCGGCGGGAGAGGGCGTGAACGTCAGCGAGGACATCGGGCTTGTCTACCAGGAAGCCATTCCTGATTTGCCGAGCGACCCGACGCAATATCCGGGCTGGTATGAAAGAGCGGTAGCACAGCAGAAAAAGATTCTGATTCAGGGCTGGATTCGGCCTAGCCAGTACTTCTTTGACGATGAGATGCGGAAATTGTTTCCGGTTGGAATGTACGCCGGGAAAGCCGATGACTGCCTGCTAGAAACGCGCAACGAGTCGATGGACGACCACTGGACGCATTTCAAGCACATCCACGTCGAGGGAAGATTCTGGGGCGACGGCGACGACGATTTGATTCCTCTACAGATGCAGTTCGATGAATGCGACCGCATGCTCATGCGGCACGTCGATTACAACACCATGCCGCTACTCTTGGCCGACACGCAGAAAATCGACAAGAACAATATCATCCGCGACGGCGGCTACATGATTGAGTGCAAGAACCTAGGCCAAAGAAATATCGACCAGGCCGTGAAATGGCACCCCGGAGGGCAGATTTCCTCAGACGTTTGGCAGTGGAAGAACACCCGCTTACAGGATATGACCTTCCATTCAGGGGTTTCTCCCGCCGCTATCGGCCAGCATGAAACCGGAATTAACACTTTCGGAGGCCAACAGACGGCAGCCGCGCAAGCGCAAGGGATGCTTGCCCCTTTGCAGCTCATGTACAAGGAAGAAAACGAACTGTGGGCCATGCAGATGACGAAACTGGCCGCAGAAAACTGGCTCGATGACCGCGTGCAAGCCACGATGGGCCAGAATGGCCAATGGGAATTCAAGATGCTACGCGGCGAGATGCTAAAACTCGACGGTATCCGGTGGGTGGCTAGAATCGTTCCGCTCGACCCCTCGAAGCAGCAGAATCTCGTTCAGGCCATTTCAGCCGGAGCGTTCAATCCGCAACTGCCGCAAGCCGTCCAGAACAAGGTTTTGGAACTCTACCAGCTCTCGCCTGACCTTAGCCCGAACTCGCGGGACTCGAAAGTGCAGACCAAAGAGATTCAGGGAGCAAAAGCTACGGGCCAATTCCCCGACCCCATGCTTGCCCGCGACAATGACCCTGTGCATATCCAGACGCTCACGGACTGGATGAAGTCGGACGATTGGGACGACCAACCGCCGCAAGTGAAGGCCGGAGCGCAAGACCATCTGCACAAACATCTGCTGAATATGCAGAAGATGGCGCAGATTCAAGGGGCTATTCAGGGAGCGGGACAGGAAGCCGGAGGTACGCCACAGCAAGGCGGGAAACCCGCCGAACAGACTTCTCCACAGCAGCGGCAGGTTGCCGGACAGCAAAAAGGCAATGCCATGAAACCCCATCAGCCGCAGCCATCAGGAGGCAACCAACACCATACTGGCCCTCGCGGACAGTCTCACTCCGCGCAGCAAAGAAGGCGCAACGGACGCAACGGATGAAATTGTCTTGACTATCGCTTGTTTGTAGTCTACAAGGAACAGCATGGCTGAAGGTAGCTTGAGTTTTACCGAACTAGAGGTTGCAGCAAATCAGGCGGCTCCCGCTACTCCGTCTGACGCAGCCGCAGCAACGCCCGCAGAAGCAACCGCAGCGGAAACGAAACCTCAGTTCACGGAAGCCGACGTAGAGGCGTATAAATCACTGGTCGATATGGGCATCACTCCGGCTACCGCAGCGGAGTTCAAGGCCGCGAAAACGGCACTTGATAACCTGCCCGCACTTCTCGAAAATAATCCCGACCTGTTGCTGGATGAAATCGAGAAGAACAATCCGGCGTTGCACAAGCAATTGCTGGAGAGAATATCCGACCGCTGGTTTAACCGTCTCCCCGCCGAAGTCCGCAATGGCAGCGCGAACGGCAGTTCGAGCAGAACTGCTGATTCGGCACCCGCACCTGACCCGCGACTGACCGCAATCGAGGCCAAACTGGACAGATTCATTCAGAAAGAGAATCAGGAAGAATCCGCACGCAAGCAGACGGCAATCTCAGAAGGCTATAAGGTTTCCGTCGATAACTTGCTCGGGAAGCTCCCTGAATCTGTTTCACAGAAGGATAGAGACTATATCCGCCTGAAAACGAATGAAATGCTCTGGGGTGATGCAAAGGCCCGTGACCGGATAGCCGCTGGAGTCTATGTGGATGTGCCGACCTACTTCTCGAAGGCTTCCGGCCTCGTTACTGCTGAAACCAAAGCCGCATCGAATGCCGAGCATACCCGCCGCTCCACAGTGGAAGCGAACGGCGTAAAAGAGATTCCCGCCGCCGCCGATAACGTAAATGGCAGCGCGTCCTCGCGTCAAGAGGGCCACGGGCACGACCCCATCTGGGGCAATATCTCCGACTCAGAACTGAAATCGGCATACAAATAGCGGCCTTAGCAGGCTCAAGTGGCACAATTCGATTTGTCCGCAGCAGACCCGATTTTCAAGGTCGTTTTCAATCCTCGCGTAGAAAAACAGTTCAACACCGCCGCCGTCCTTTGGAACGACGTGTTCGAAGGCGCGGGCACCATGATTTCAAACCGTGGCCTCGAAATCCCTGTCCACATGGCAGGAAACGGCCAGCACGCATGGTACGGCGATGGCGGAGCGCTTCCGGCTGGCGACTCCCAGCGCGTAAACCGTGCCATTGTGGGCTTCTATAGCTACGTCAAGCCTATCCAGTTTACCGGGGCGGCACTCGACGCAGGCGGGGGCGGAGACGCCACCAACTATGTGAAATCTCTTGCCTTCAACGTCCGCAACGGCGTCGTGGATGCCATCAAGGAACTGAACTGGTATTCCTTCCTCGACGGTTCTGGTACCCTTGCTAAAGTTGGCGCTGGCGTCACGCTCTCAACGGTTGCCAATACCACCGTGGACGTTACGGGGCTTGGTGACGGGGCACGGTATCTCCGGCCCGGCCTGACCGTGGATTTCCTCACAGGCACGGTCAACACCGTCAAGGGCACGGCAACCATCGTGTCCGTCTCGAACCTTCTTGGCGTAGCTGGCACTACAAACCTGACCGCTGCTGGCGGCAACGTTACCATCGTAGTCGGCCCGGCTTCTGCGGCTGGCGTGCTGGTATCCGGCGACGCCATTATCTCTTCCGGTTCTTTCAACAAGGCAATGGCAGGCCTCAAGGTCATCATCGACAACGGCACGTTCGCGGCCAACTTCCAGAACATCAACCGGGCAGCCAATCCGCAGTACAACGCCAATGTGATTACTCTTGCCGGGACGCCAGCCCTGACCCGCGACTTCCTGCGGCGCGGCATCTGGACTATTCAGCAGGTTCGCGGCGCGGTTGACCTCTCGAAGCTCCGCATCTGGAGCCACGGCGCACAACTCCACGCCTATGCCGACATGGGCTGGACGCTGAAGCAGTTCAACGGCACGGCCATGAAGATGGACTTGGGCTATACCGCCTATGAGTTTGAAGGCATTCCCTGGGTCATCGACACCGACGCTCCCCGCGACACGCTGTACTTCGTGAACAAGGAATCCTTGCTCAAGGTCACGGCGCGGAAACTCAGCTTTGATGACCGGACAGGTTCGATTCTGAACCGCGTGCCGACTACCACGGGCGGCTACAACGATGCATTTGTGGCCTATCTGGAGTTCCGTGGAAACCTAGGAGCCTATTTCCCGAACGCCAACACCGCAGTCGTTGGCTTGAGCGTTCCTGCTGGCTACTAAAAATGGCTAAGTGCAACAAGGACATTTACGGTGCTGATCCTGACGGCGGAGCGAAAGACGCAGCGGCAGATGCGCTCCGCCGCATGGGGTCACTTAGCGTCACGGACAAGGCTGCGGAATCGGATGGCCCTGATGTGTCCGACACAAGAGACATGGTGAAAGACCGGGCAAAGCCCTAAAGGAGAATGGCAATGGGGAAAGTGAATACCAGCGGCGACGGGACTTCGATTACGGGGCAGGTTCCTGAACTTGGCGGGCAGGCTTCCAAAGCCTTGAAACAGGCGATGGATGACCTGGACGATTCGTTCAGCAACACCATCAACGGCGGGCTCAAATCCGACGACGTGGAGTACAACCCGGAAGAAGGGAAGTAACGGATGGCTCTGACAATCATTCCGAAATACAAATGGGCTTGGGGCGCGTCCGAGTTCTTCGCCATCGTGGAAGTGGACGGCGATGCCAGCTATCCAACTGGCGGATATGCGCTTCCTGCCTCGACTTTCTTTTTCAACACTTACGCGGCTACTTCCGATTTCCAGTTACAGATTCCTCCGGTGTTCGGCCCGGTTGGTATCTGGGCAGATGGGCAAGTAGCAACTTACTCTATAATTTTCAGTGCCACTGGGAATCTTGGCTTCGCCGTCAGTTCTACAGGACTTGAAGTGGCCAACACCACCAACGTCACGGCGGTCAAGACGCTTATCTGCGCTTTTGGACACTAACGGATGCCTGCAAACAGCCCATCCATAACGAGCTTCACTCTGCGCCTTGGCGTGGATGAATGGCTATACAGTAACGTTCAGGCGACAGGCGCTCAAGCGCCGTTCGGAATTATTCCGCAGTCCTCCAACTACCGTGGTATCTTGCTTGTACAGATTGTGCCTATTCCCGTTGCTGGAACGCTGACTTCCGTAGTGGGCCAGCTAGAAGCAGCGATTGTTCCAGAAGGGATTCCGGCATTCACTCCAGTATTCGGCATTTTCAATAAGCTCACTCCGGTAAGTGGCGCAGCAGCGGGGTTATCACCTTATTCAGGAATTGCTTTTGAAGCCACGACCAACAACATTCCCATTGCACTCGATGTTTCAGGATTGGGTGGTAACGGGAAAATGCGGCTGAATTTTTTGACGGTAACGCTTGGCACGGCAACAGGCTTCAACGTTTTTGCTCGGATTGGTTAAAAGGAGAATCAGATGGCGACTTTGGTTGCAACAAGGCTAGTTTGCACGAACCTCGTCAGCGCCAGCGGCGCTTGCCGCTTGCAGGTCTGGACAGGCACGCTTCCTAATCAGTCCATTCTTGTGGACATGGAACTGACGGCGGCACAGAACGCGGCTCTCTCAACGGCGCTAGCTGCTGCTGCTGGCACGACCACGAACTTTGACTTCGCGGCTGCCGAATCGCCGCTCCAAGGTTTGTACCAGGTCGCCTGATGGCCGCGCTTCCTGAGTCTTGGAAGCTCAAGCCAGAAAAGCGTCCTGATGGGAAGCTCGACCTCATTGGCAAAGACGTGACGGGGAAGGACTATGTAGCCCGCACGACCGAAGGGCCGGGAGTCACGGAGCGGGATTTGCAGATTCTTTCCGTGGGCAACCGCGAGACGAGTTCAGCGGCGGAGCTTGTGAAGTTCTACCAGAAGGAACGCGAGGATTACAACAAGCGGCAGGCGGATTCGATGACCGATAGTTACATGGACGGAGCGGAGAGAGTAGTACGGGCCGGGTTGCACCTTAGCGAAAGCCGGGTAGGGTACAGCCGCTCTTACGCCGAAGCATGGGAAAGGGTTTATGGCAACCAAAGTAATTAGCACCACACCAGCGGCAGTTCCCGGCACGATGGCGACGTTTGCCGTCGATACCGACCTCGTTGCTCCTTACAAGTATCTCTGGAAGAAAGACGGAGCCTTCATCGCCGGAGCGCCCAGCGCCAAGACCTATACCACGCCCCCTATGCGGACGGAAGATATGCGAGCGAAGTTCAGCGTGGTAGTCTACGGGCAGGACAAGATGGAAGAATCGGACGGCATCGCCCTAAATGACAAGATTGCCGACACCGTGACAGTAGCCAATCAAGGGCCACCGAAACCAGCATGGATGCCATTTGAAGAGAAAGGAACAAAATAATGCCGTGGGCAATTTGGAGTCCAGAAGATTTTCCGAAGCGAGGCGACCAGGGATTTTTGGTCGATTACGTACAAGCCTACCGCATTCAGGTTCCGCTATCTGCCGGAGCTTGGACGGCGCTTGACCCTGATGGTTTTTACAAGGACACCTACGTTACAAGTTGGGTGGACAAGGAAGCCGACCAGAAAGAAATTACCATCTCAGCCCGTGAACTGGCCACGCGCATCTGCCGCGATAAGGGCATGGAATTCAACGGAACGTTCTATCCCGTGGGCTTGATGTTCTGCAACAGCGACCACACTTCGGAAAAAGAGATGGAAACACTGGCTGCCGAAGGCAAGAAACGCAATCTCGTTTTCAGAAAGAAAGTGGTAGAAGCCTTTGAGTTGCAGTTCCGCGTGAAGATGCAAGGCGGCCCTGGGCGCTGGAGCCCGACGACCTACGAGCAGGAATGCTATGACATCCTCGGAATGACACGACCTGAGGTGGTGAACCGTCCCGCCGCGCAGGTTCCGGCAAATATCCAGATTATCCAGCCCGACCCGGCGCAGATTTCTCAGCTTGTCGCTGCGGAAGTCGAGAAGCGCATGGCGGAACTGACGGCACCCAAGAGGTAACAGTGAGTGAATGCTCTTTCTCTTTGCCAGCGAGTGCAGCGGCGTAATCCGTCCTACGATATTTCCGAGTATCTGGACGAAGTAAACGCCGCGTACAAAGAGACTTGGGATTATATCCTCCAGCTTGAGGACAGCTATTTCACCGACCAGAAAATCGTAACCGTTGCAGTGTCAGCGGTAGAGTTTGACTTCCTCGCCAATTTTAATGGAAATCTCAATACCGCTGTTTCGCTTCGAGCCTTTCAAATTGACCGCCTACGCATCCTTCAGCCGGGCGACACAAACTGGAGCAAGGGTCAGCCGCGTAGCTGGAATGACGATGACTTTCAGGCGCAGCAGCAAATCACTCCGCAGATAGCGGCCACTAGCGGGCCATACTATTACATTCTATTCAGCAAGTTCAGCGTGCTCTTTGCCCAGCCGCTGCCAGTAGGCACGCAGATTGAAGTGACCTACAGCTTCATTTTCATGCCGCTAGCCATCGTGTTCAACGGCACAGTGTCGAGCGCCGGAACAGCAATCACGGGAGCAGGGACGAATTTCACGCAAGTAGTTCCCGCTGATTTTATTTCCGCCCTGCCCGGCAATGACCAGGACACCGACATCGGGATGGAACTGGTTTTCAATCAAGGTGCGAACAACCAAACGTTCCGGGTAAAAGCTATTGCCAGCGACACGGCTTTGACACTCTTGACCGCTCCAAACCCTGTAATCCCGGCGCTTACGAACTACAATCTTTGTTCCGTTCCTGATATTCCAGATGGGCATCACAACGTCATTTCGACTATCGCCACGCGCAACTTCATGTCCACGCCGGGCAATGATTCGCGCTTCACGTCTTGGGCGGCGCTAGCCAAAACGGAGTTGGACTCCATGCGCGATAGCATCATGGTTCGCCAGCGGCAGGAACCAGCAAGGGTACGCCCTTTCCCGCAAAGGCTTTTGCGCTACACCGTTTCTCCTAGCGGGTCACGCTAATGGCCGAGAGACGCAGAGCACCAGCGGAGTTCGAGCAGACACAGAACGAGACAGGCCCGCGAGTCCTGACGCTAGATTCCCTCGTAGGAGGATATAACGGCTACACCAGTCCCGACTTGCTGACACCGCAATTCTGGGCGGCTTCCTCGCAGGTCTACGCCGGGCAGTTCGGCACGATTCGCAGGGCTCGCTGGGCACCATTTTTCAACTCCACCGCTAGTGGATTCACGGCCAATGGCAATCGTATTATTTCCATGTATTCCTTCCTGGACCCGACTGGATTTGGTTCCCCGGCGACTTTGGTTAACCGCGTACTCTTCGACAATAATGATGACGCATTCTGGCCGCGTTGGATTTGTAATAACCCGCTTTCTATTTCTGGAATGGTTGCCGCAACACTAGTGCAGCCACTCGATGAAGTGTGGGATAGGTTTAATGGTCAATCTCCTAGTGCGGACTTCCCTTTTGCGCTTTCGGTTCTTAACGGCCCGTGGATGAGAACCAGAATCGGGAATGCTATTTATGAAACAAACGGGCAATTCCGTTCTAAGACTGTGCCAAACACGCTTGCCGAGGCTTCCCCTCTCTTCATGTTTTGGGGATTGGATGCGCCTGACGTTTCTCCAAGCATCACGCTCGTAGCTGGCTCTACGGCAACGATTCAGGCCGCTCCCACAGGAGCAATACGCGCAAATAACATCGTGACCATTACCACGACCGCGCCACTACCAGCCGGAATGGTGACGGGGGTTTATGTTGGCATCTCAGGCGTAACAGATACCACTTTCAACACAGCGGCAGGTGTAGCAGTTCAAATTACCAAGACCGGAGCTTCGACTTTTACCTTCGTGCAAGTAGGGCCAGCAGCTACGAGCGGAGCTGGAACGGTGACGCTAGGTATCACCAAAACAGTCGGGCGTTCCTATCAATGGGCTTGGGAGGCAGATGTAAATGGAGAGACTTCCGCCCCTTCCCCCGCTTCGCAATTCGTGAAGTATGCGTCCCAAACCGGAACCATAGACCTTGTGGAAGTCGGAACGGTTACAGTCGTGAACGGCAACGCCACCGTTACCGGAGTCGGCACCGCATTCACCTCCGCATGGATTGGACGGGCTATTTGGGTTGAAGGTTCCGCCTTTACAGGGAATTACATATCGGCGGTTGCTAGCGCCACTTCCATGACATTGCATCTCCCTTATAACGGCGGTGGAATTGGCGGAGCGCGTTTTCAGGTTTACGATCCGCAATTACTAAATTCCTCTCCAGCACAGGGATTCGTAAAACTCTATGCTACTGGCGATGGCCAGCCAGTTTATTTCCTAATTGGCAGGAATGCCTTCAACCCGATAGGGAATACAGCGTTGCTTGCGGGACTGGAATTCAACGATACCGCCAACTCCGAACCGCCCAACCCTCCATTCACCAGCGAGATTGCGCAAATTTACAATGTTCCTCCGCCCATTGGGGCATTCTGTCAAGACTACCAAGGGCGAGTGCTCGTTTATGGAGTCGTGGCTAATCTCCAAACCTTTTTCTATAGCAACATCGAAGCTACAGTCATCGGCCAGCCGCCAGAATGCTTCTCTCCGCTGAACACAGTGACAATGCCTTTGGGTGACGGGCAACTTAACGGCATGGCGAATCTCCCAACCGGGCTCATCATCTGGTCAAACCGTCAGGACATGTACAAATTGACGGGGCTTCTCAGTGACAACACTATTGCGAATCCAGCGCAGCTTGCGGCGACGATTCAGAGGCTCCCTTATAAGATTGGTTGTGCTTCGCCTTATGCTACTGCAGTAACTCCGCTTGGAGCGATGTGGCTTTCCTCTGACAGGGAGGTATGGCTTTTCACCGACCATTACGCACCAAAGAACGTAGGCAAGCCCGTTCAGGACGTACTGAACCGCATCAACGGAGCACGATTGCAATTTGCCAGAATGAGTTTCTATAAGAAAGGCGACCGTTCCTGGCTAGCTCTTGCCATTGCCCTCGATTCTTCAACTTTTAACAACAAGCTGCTTCTACTCGACCTTGACCTCCTTGCTTCCAATGGTCAGCCCAGCTATTTCACCTTCGACATGGCGACCAATGCGCCGACTTGGTATCAGTACGACATCAACTGCGAGAGCATCGTCACGTCCTACGATGGGAACTCCACGAACCATTTGTTCACTGGCGATGTGGACTTGATTACGGACGTGGATTGGCAGCCTGCTTATTTCACGATTTCAGCGGAACGCAGCATCCCTGCTCCCGGCGTAATGCTTCATGCCTTCGGCAATGAAGACCCGCACATGATAAAGACGTTCGAATGGATGCGGGCGCTCACCAACCAGATTCCGAACAACCTTGCTTCGCAGGGGTGGGCTTGGGCCGTGAATGCTTTTGATGACGATAGATTTGTAATTGGCGTAAATCCACTAATCACAAATCTCATTCCCGGCGTGGATAGCAACTCAAATCCATTGTTTCTCGAATACTCCCCTGCTAAATTCAAGTTCGGCGGATTCAGGCCAGTGAAGGGCAGAAGGTTTCAGATTGGATGTACTTTCCCGTCCGGGCCGGGATTTTATGAACTGCGCGGGTACGAAGTAGCGTATACAGGTATCGTGGGGAGGTAGCATGCCGGGACTTTACATGGGACCGAGTTCGGCGTTTGGCGGGGCGTTTGGAAAGATGCCCGGCCCCGCACAGCAAGGCCCGAATCCAGCGACACAGTTCCCTGGAAATGGAGTGTTGCCTGGCCCGGCGCAAAATGGCAGGAATCCACAAGGCCCTGCAAATCCAACACCTCCACTCGCCACTACTCCTGGTAACACTCTTGGCCCGCAAGCCATACGTGCCAGTGGCCCATCGCAGGGATTTGACTCTTCTTACTTGCAAAACCTTGCTACGGCTATCGGAGGACTATTTAGCAACAACAAACAAGGTGGCAACGTGATGAACGTTAACCCGCTTGGGAATCTTTCTGAAATCAGCGGGACATCAGGAGAGGAAGGCAATGCTCCGCAATCGGGACTCCCGATGACCTGGCTCCAACAGGCGCTTAACGGACTAGGATTTAATTTCGCTCCGCAGGCAGCGAGCACGGTGCCAACAGCACCCACGGTTGGAAGTTTGGGCGGCGGGAACGGTGGCGGAAGCAGAGGGCTAAGGATGGCGCAATGATGAGAAGCGAGACATTGGAGGTGGTGACGAGGGTTATCAAGCAAGAAACGGGGGAGCTGGTGACGCCTGACTGCCGCCTCGTCACACTAGTAACGGACTCGCTCGAAATGGCTAGCTTGATTCAGGCTCTTGAGGACGGTCTAGGAAAAGAGATACCGGACTGCGAGGCGCAGAATCTTTTCTCGGTCGAGGACATCGTGAACTACGCGGAGGCGCATTGATACGAGCGGCTACAACCGAGGATGTATCCGACATCGTGAGGCTTGGGAGTCAGTCTCTCAAGGATGGCCCTTATGCCGGAATGCTCAAGGACACTCCAGAGGAAAGCGCAAAACTGGCGCTCAGTGTCATCGGCGGAACAAATGGCAAAGTCCTACTCTATGAGAATGATGGCGGTAGAGTGGCCGGGCTTTTGGGGTTTATCATTTTCCCTCATTACTTCACCGGGGAGCCAACGGCAACGGAAATTATGTGGTACGTCGAGCCGCAGGAACGCAAGGAAGGCGGAGCGATAAAACTATTGTGGGAAGCAGAGAAGCAGGCTCAAGAGATGGGTGCAACGCGCATGGGATTCACCGCGCCCAACGCAGAAGTCGGCAAGCTCTATGAGAGATTCGGCTACAAGCAGGTAGAAGTAACGTACATGAAAGAACTCCGATGCCACTGATTTCAGGACTCATCGCCGCTGGAAGTGCTATCGCCGGAGCTGTGGAAGCAGCCAAGTCGGGAGGCCGTCAGCAGAAGGCATTGACGCAGCAGGAACAAATCGCGCAGCAGGAAATGGCCGACAAGCAGCAGGTATTCAATCAGGAAGAAGCCTTCTATACGCCCTACACCAAGAGCGGGAGCCCGTTCCTGCAAAACATCCAAGCGGCTGCGGCTGGCCAGAACGCCCAGCAGGGGAACAATGCAGCAGGCCAGTTCCGCGAGCAGATGGGACAGACAGGACTAGGCTATGGGCCGAGCGGGTCAACTGCGGCGGGACTAGCAAATATCGGCTCAGGAATGGCCGCAAGCGGAGCAGGGAACTATCTGGCGAATCTGTTAAATAACGAGCAAATCAAGTTTCAGGCGGCGCAGGGATTGAACTCTGCCGGAGCAATGGCGGGGGCAAGCCAGAACCAGCCGAATGTCTCTACCCAGCTTCCGTACAATAGCCCAGGAAGCGGACTTTCTGGCCTAGCGCAGGTTCTTGGTGGGATGAACTTGCCGGGCGGCAACCAAGTTCCCGGAAGGGCACCAGGAGATACACCAGGTTCTTTGCCTCCTAGCGTGTTTGGGCCAGTGCCCGGAGTTCCGACCGCGCCAACACAAGGCGGTGGCACTCCTACAACCGGAGGCTGGACGCTATGAGCACTCCTCAGAATCCACTAGTCCAACAGCCTCCCGACCCCACGCAAGGGATGATGCAGCAGGCGCAGCAGTCTCTTTCTAACCCGATGGCTTCTTCTGTCCCGCAGATGGGCGGGCAGATTGATTCCAGCGTGCATCCGATTATCGCCAAGATTATTCAGGCGCTCTCTGGCGGGGCGCAGTCCTACGGCTGGGCTTCCATGCCGCCAGAACAGAGATTGCAGGCTCAACAGCTTGAAGCGCAGAAAGCTGAAACAATGGCACGCATGGCGCAGACCGGAGCCTATCAGCAGGGAGAGCTTGGCTACCGTAAGGATATGGCCGATGTTGCAGCGCAGCGGGCGAAATCCTACGACGAGGACGTGCAGAGCAAGAAAGAATCGCGCGATACGGCCAATGACATTAGGCAGCAACAAGTGGAACTTGCGACAGAAAAGAACGAATGGCAAAAGGAACTGGCAACTGGCCGATTGTCTGCCGCCAAGCAGCGCATCGATAATCAGGCGGCGCAGTTTGAGAAAACTTATAAGCTCCGTGCCCAGCAAGTCGGAATCGAACAAGCGAAACTAGAACTTGCACAGACTGGCATGGGAATTAAGCAGGGCTTCCTTGACCTTGCCAATTCCGCTCTTAACCAGAAGGGCACAGCCGAAGGATTGCAGGCTATTCAGTCGATTCAAAACTTGGCCTTCGAGCACCCGATTCTCTCGCAAGCCTTTGGGCTTGACGATGTGACGAAACGGGTAAGCGAAGCTCGCGGGGCGGGGATGCCGGGAGTATCGTCTGGAGGCGCTCCAGTAACGGGTGGCCCGACCGCTGCGTTGCCATCTCCGCCTGCGACCAACAAGGTGCAGGCCAAGCAGAATCAAAAGACAGCAAAGCCCAAGAGCGATGTGACGCATGTTTGGACACCTAATGGAATCCAGCCCGTGCAAGGGAGCACACCTTAATTGCCTGATGGGAACAAAATCGTAAGCGTTCCAGGTGTCGGGAACATCTCGTTCCCCGGCACGATGGATGATGCCGCGATAAATCAGGCTATCGGCCAGCACCTAGCTGCTATGCAGCCGGGAGCGATGCAATCCCGTAAGGGTGGGCCAATCTTCAACGCGCAAGCCACTACTCCGCCCGCGCCAGAGGAAAGCGACAACACCAAGCGAGCACGGGGCGCGGCCATCGGTTTGGCCGAAGGCGTTGGTATTCAGCCATCTACTAGTCCCGTTCAAGTTATTAAGCAGACGCTATCTAACTTTGGTTCGAGCGTCGGCGGGATGGCGAAAAAGGGTTATAACGAATGGCAGGGCGGAATGCAGCGAGAACTCCCGACTTCTATGCAGGGCGGACTATCCAATCTTGTCACCGCGCCTTTAGCGGTGGGCATGACGCCTATCGACATGCTGGCTCAAATCATCGAGAACAGCGCGACGGGGCTAGAAAATACCGGGAAGAACGCCGCGCAAGCGGTACAGAACAAAGACACGGAAGGACTTTGGCAGTCGCTAGGTTCCGGTGCTGGACAGCTTGCCATGCTCAAAGCGGGCGGCAAGGCAGGCGAAGACCCCGTAGGAGTAAAAGGTTTTCAGAATACAGCCCGCGAAATTATTAACGAAGGGCCATCGAAAGCCCGCGTCCTTGCCGACCAGCACGCCCATGCACTCGAACTTCAAAAGCATGTCGCAAGCGTGGCCGATGCTGTCCATCAGGACGCTCAACAAGCAATGGCGCAAGTCTCACAGGCTGTGGACTCCGCAAAGCCCGAAGGAGCCTTCGATAAGGCGGAAGTGCGCGGCAGGGTAAGCGCCGCAATGGGCGACACGCTCGAAGATCAAAGCCAGTTACCTACGAGCCTCAAGAAACTGACCACGCCGGAAAAGCCTTCAATGGCTAACTTCGTAAACAAGAACACCGCCGACTTCGTGAACCGACTGAAACAAGGCGGCATGGCCCCGGATGAAATCGCGCAGGCTCTCAAGGAACAGGGCTTCCAGCCGACTGAGATTAAGGCTGCTCTCGGAGACACTGGAACGACACAGCCCGGAAGAATGACCTTCGAGGAAGTAAAGCAGGCACGCTCGGACTTGGGCAGGCAGATGGGGCGCTTGCAAGGCCCGGCACAGGCGGCAGCATCAGCGGCTTACGGAGAACTCTCGAAAGTCCTGCGCGAAGGGGCGCGGGATGCCAGTCAGGAACCGCAATGGATTGATGCTAACGCCAAGTGGAAGGGCTATCTCGATGACTTCCACCGCTCGCCTATTGCCAAGACGCTCGCAGGCGAGAACGCCAGCGACATCATGGAACCGCTCACCGGAAAGTCCCGCGTACAGACGCTCGACATCCTGAGCAAGTACGAGCCTTTCGGCATCGACATGGAGAAAATCAATCAGGAAGTAGGGCGCTCTGGGGCCATTGATACCGTGCAACGGTTGTCACGGCCTACCAAGATGGACTTGCTTATCGCCAAACTCTCACCTACAAGTGCCGGGTTACGGGCAGGAGTTCCTAGAATGCTAAGGAATCCCGCTGCTGCTGACTTTCTTGGCGGGAAGGGTTTCGAGCCTGAGAACATCTCTCCAAAGAAGGTCTATCCCAACAAGGCGGCTGCCGCTGCTGACCTCAAAGGCAACTCCACTCCTTTTGGCGGCCCACCAGAAGCAAGAAACTTCCGTGGGAGTGAACGTCCCGCACGCGCCGGACAAAATGCCTCTGACGCCATGATGCGAAACGAAGTGCTCAAGGAATCTCTGGCTGACGCGCAAAAGAAACTCCAAGGCGCTAAGGGCGCGGAGCGTGGCATCATTGAGCGGCAGATAGCGGACTTCAAAGACATGCTGGGTGAGACATGATTTACGTGGTTTGTACGCCACAAAACAAGCTGGACAAACGCAACCGCGTGAGCGGCTGGCATTTCGTGCCACTTGAGCGTAAGGCCAAAGAAGAATGGCGCGAGTTACTTGCCCCGCTTAAAGATAGGAGAGTGCAAAATGTATATGCAAGCGACCTCGATAAAGAAGCTGCTTATGCCGCAGGCGATGAACTTCACATCCCCGTCAGTGTCGAGTATCACTTTCGAAGATTTAACCCAGGGAAATTCCACGCCAAACCAATGGGTGTTCTGGACGATTCTCTTAGACGAGTAGAGGAGCAATGGCGCGAGAATCCAGACATTCCAATCAAAGAGGGCGATAGTCTAACAAGCTACAAGAAGCGATTCATAGCCAACTTCGAGAAGCTGCTGGACAAGGAAAGCGACTGCCTATTTGTCACTGATGTTCGCAGCATTGCCGTGATACGAGATGGTTTCAATACTCACTCTCTTATTCCGAACGGCAATCCGGTCAACGTGAAAAAGATTTTCATAGTGGCAAGGAAGGCGGAGTAATGGCTGGCCCGCGCCGCTCATGGAACCAAGCCCCTCTCGAAGAGGGTATGTCCTCTACCATGAACGACTTTTTGAACTACCTGCTGTCGATTGCCAATCGCGTTGAAGGCTCTTTATTCCCTCCAGCCGCTCCGATGGTCACGACCGTTTCGCATCCCAATGCGGTGTTCATAGCTTGGAATGAGGTCGTAAATGCCTCCAGCTACGCGGTGTTTGAGACTTCCACGAATAGCGTTCCTTCGGGATTGCCGTTGACTACCGTGCCAGCAAACTTGGGCGGGACAAGCAATGGATTTCTTAGGGGCAGCCTTAATGATACGGCCACGCGATTCTATTGGGTACAGGCGATTGACAGAAATGGCGACAGGAGCCCGGTATCAACTGCGGCTCCGGGTGCTGCGCTATCGGGCGCATCGGCGGTCATTCCAATCTCGCAGACGCCAGTGAATCAAGGCGGGGTGGGCGGAGGGGTAGGCGGCGGTGGTGGAATCTTCGGGAGGGGCGGCAACGTGAACCGCCTAAGCTGATGCCCACTCCCTGCTCTGTCTCCGGCACTCTTCAGACTTTGACTTCGGGAAAGATCGCACAAGGCAAGATAATCTTCCAGCTCACGAACATTGGCACGGGCAATCCCATAGGCGTTTCCGGCACAAGCATCATTCCTGCTCTCACCTACACGGCGATGACCGCGCAAGATGGGACATTCATACTGCCGTTATGGGGCAACGATAACATCACGCCATCGAACACGCTTTACGCCGTGACGTTCAGGGACTTCCAGGGGAACGAGATTGGGCCTGTTCAATATAGCATCGTTGGCACAAGCGCGAACCTCAATACACTAGCGGCGACAGGCACAGTTCTTCCGCCAGTCATCGCCACTCAACTTCCGGCAATCGTGGCAAGTGCGACTGTGCTGGGGCAAAATGCCAGCATTGGAACGACGACACTATATGCCGTCCCATCGACCGGAGCGGGGATTTACCGTGCTACGGTCTATCTTTTTACCACCACGGCGGGAAGCGCGGGCACTGTTTCTTCTGCCATTGGGTATAACAACGGGCCTTCCGGCCCGGTAACTATAAATTCAGGAAGTGCGAATCTGGCGAGTTTGGGAAGTGATTGTTCGCCAATAACAAATTCCTTTCTATTTTTCAGCGCAGCAAGTCAGAATATCACTTACGCCACCACGAATACGGGCTCTACTGGACTGTACGCATTGCGGGTAAGATTGGAGTACCTGGGATGAGAAGAATATTATTTGCATTGCTGATGATTTTGGCTTGGGCTGGCTACGCCGAAGCGCAGGGCACCATTTTTAATCTCAGCCCCCCTGCTCCCAACGCCCAACTCCGCGTCTGTCCTTCGCCGGACAACGGCTATCCCTGCCCCGTCACGGCAGCTATCTTCTCCGATGTCGGGCTAACACAATCTATCCCTCAACCAGTTCAGCTTGGCCCTTCCGGTTTCGCCACGTTCTACATCGCAGCGGGCACATATGTCATCCAGCTATCAGGGCCGGGCTACAACAGCAGCAATCGGCAGACGGTTTCCATAGGCGCAAGCGGCGGCTCTTCCTTCCCCGTCACCACGCCAGTAACGGTGAATAGCGGAGGGTCGATTACAGCGATAGGAACAGGGACGATTATCGCGACGAATGGCCTCACTCCCGTCTCTTCGCTGCCTGCTACATGCACACCGGGAACGACGGCTCCGGTAAGTCTGAACATCAATGGCGTTGGCTACGGTGTTTTTTATTGCGCCGCGCCGAACATCTGGATTCCAGATAACGCACAGCAAAGCATCTCCCCTTACGCTTACGGGGCTATTGGGCACGTTCGCTTCACTTACAACGCAGCTTGGACAACAGGAACCTCTACGGCCACTTGCTCGAATGGGGAGTGTAATTTTCAGTGTCCCGGTGGGACTTACCCCTGCACCAACGTTACGTCCGGCTGCCCTTCACTTACTTGCGATGCCGGAAAAATCGTGAAGGGCGCATCAATGACGCAGGGAGTTCAGACGGCTGCAATGACCGGAACGGTGTCACTCCCTCAAGGGACGATCACCCAAGTTACGAACTCCACAACTATCGTCGTTTCCACGACAACGACAGCGACATGCCCAACGGGAAGCCTAACCGTTTGCGCTCTCTCATGGGGCATTCAGGACGACACGACGGCGATCAACGCAGCAAGAGACGCAGCATGGGGGAACGGCAATCGCTGCATAACATACGAGTTACCTACCGATAATTTCTATTTCAGTGGCCCGATTTTCAATGCACCAGCAACACTACTTACTGGAAATCCGTGCTCGACAGCAAGCGGAACAGCGGGAACGGGTTCCGACCTTACGGCTAGCGGCCCGAAATTGAAAGGTTCTGGTTCGGGAACAACCGTCCTAATCCCGCTTTCCTCTTGGAATTTCGCAGGTTGTACGTTTGGGACGGGCTCGCAGGCTTGCAATGGAACGATGCCGAATCTTCAAGCGCATGATTTTGCCATCAATGGTCTCGGGGATGTCGTAGGCGGAACTCATGCCGTAACGCTGTGGGAAGATTTTGGTAGCAATAGTGGAAACGCCTGCGCCGGTGGCACGACAATGCAGGACGTAAACCTTACGAATTGGGGGTTGACATCGGCAACCACGATTGGCTACCGCTTTGGAGCAAATTCCTGCAATGACGCAATGATTAAAAATATTAACGTCGAAATGTTCGGCTCCCAGACATGCAGGGCCACACTTGGCGGGAATGCCTTCACCGCTTACGACCTCCTTTGTTTTGGAGCAGGCGCTAACCTGTTTTTGTTTGATGCCCCGACTAGCGCTGGAGCGCAGCTTAACACCTATGGTAGCCAGTTTACATGCACGCTCGCTGCCGGGAATGTTCTCGTGCAAGGGCCAGCCAGCGGCAATATTCCTAAGTGGAACTCCAACGGCGATTTCATCCAAAGTTTCACTGGCTGCCCGCTACAGACCTTCGGCATCACCGCGCAAATCATGCAGATGGATTTCAACGAGGCCAATATAACACTGGCCTCTGGTACGCCCTCTGGAAGCAATTTGATCCGCGCCAACAATCTTGGAGGGGTTTTTCATTTCAAAAACTCTATCGTAAATGCGACCGGGGCAAACAACCAACTTTTCACATCAGGTGCGACCGATAAAATCTTCGACGATGGCGGCAACACCTTCACTAATGGAACGGTAGCGAACACCATCACAGCAGGGACGTACTTCGGCTCAAACTCTGTTACCGGAACGGCGGTCACGGCGGCGAAGCTCGTCCTTAGCGCCGGCTGGGGAGCATCGGCGGCATGGACGGCCCTTAGCGGAAACACGCGGCTCATTCAAGGAACCATTACCAACACTGGAGCAGGACAAGCGGCAAACCCCACGATTACCTATACTTTCCCAACTCCATTCGTTGATGTATCGAGCGTGGTGTGTTCGGCTATAGAAGTTGGTGGAAACCAGCCGCTCATTACGGATAATCAAAGTATTTTGACTCCTAGTTCTTTGACGACTACCGGCGTAGTTTTTACCTATAATGGGACACCGACAGTCAACGACACTGAAGTCATTCAAATCAGTTGTGATAGCAAATAAAAAAGGAGAAGATATGAAAGCTGAAGTCCCAACCATTGTAGCTTCAATCCAGTCTCTAAATCAGACTGGAGCGTTTAGTGCCACCTTGTTTACGCCTAGTAGTTCTGGCCTATTCAGGATATCGGAATATCTTGAAGCCTCGCCAGCAACTCCTTTCACAGTGCCTGTTATGTACACAGATGATTTGGGTTCTCAGACCGTTGGAGGTTCGGGGCAATTCCAATCGGTAGACCCAATTAACAATGTGGCTGCGGCGGGTTTTTCCGTTCTAGTTCGGGTAAAAGCCGGACAGCCCATCACCTCAGCAACAGGAGGGCCTCCAGCAGGCGTTACTTACAATGTTTATTACGTCGTTGAGGATATGAATTGATATCTCGAATCTACGGTGTTTAATGTGACGGTGGAATCGTGAGGCTTGCCCTTCTCTTCCTTCTCTTGCCGGGGCTGGCGGTGGCGGGGCCGCGTAAGGTCGTGCTCCACGTCCTGACCGACTTCGTGCTTCCGGCGGGCAGTTCCGTTGCCGCCACGCACTACATTCACACTTGCCGCCAGCAGTTCGGCATCGGAGGCCATTGCCCGGATGGAGGCTACGGAGAATTCAAGGCCCGCGAAAGTATCCGCTTTGGCTTCTCGGTCGGCATGGGGCAGCTTTCGCACTATTGGCGCAAGAGCGAGGATGACAGGTTCCATTGGGATTGGCTCTTGCCGACAGCCGGAGCAACAACATGGAACACAGTGACGGCGATTCAGGCAGCGACACATGGAGGTAAAGTTGAGAAAGACCCTAGTAATTTTCGTTCTCTGCTGCGCTATAAGCCTTAACGCGCAGGCTCCATCGCTTGCGGTCTACCCCGATGTGACGACCTCACAGACCAACGCTTCGATTGCGCTGCTCAGCTACAAATCCACGATAGAGAACAACATCGCCACCGTATTTCAGCTTCAGCAGAACGATGCAGGTGCTATTGCCGCGCTCAAGACACAACTCGCTAGTGACGAAGCGACTATCTCGACTCTCCAATCCCAGGCTACGGGCTTCGCTTCACAAATCACAACGATGCAGGCTCAAATCGCGGCGCTCCAGCAAGGCACTCTCCCGCCCGTCGCCGTCATCGTGCATGTGGAAGCCTCAACCGCTATCGCTGCCGTCCCAGCGATGCAGACGGAAAACACGACCGATTCCGGCTCCGTGCTCGATGTTGGTTTCATCCAGAACGGCCAGACCTACGACTATTCGGTTTCGGTGCCGGCAGCAGGGAACTATGCACTAACCGTTCGTTCTTCTTCGGGCGCTCATGGCGGCACACTCACGATTCAGCAGGGAGGCACCATGCTGGGCGTTGTCTCTATCCCCGCGACAGGCGGCTGGCAGACGTGGCAAACGGTAGCAGGGCCGATTCTCGCTCTTCCAGCAGGGCCAGTGACGCTGCATTTTGTTTGCTCAGGAACGGCAGGGTATCTGTTCAATCTGCATTGGCTGGAGCTGACCAAACAGTAATGGATATTGTGATACCAGACTCCCACAGATTAACCAAGCTGGAGATTAAACTCCTGCATGTGATTCAATTGCTCTTGCGGGAACGGGCGCACCTTTTAAGGGTGCGGCCTAAGAGGGGGAAATGACCGGGGAGGAGCACAATACCGCCATACTGGAAAAGATTTTGAACCTCCGCACGCTTATGGATGAGCGGGACAGGCGCTACGAGGAGCGGTTTCGCGCGACAGACGAAAAGACAAGTCTCGCTCTCACGTCCAGCAAGGAAGCCGTGGCCAAAGCCGAAACAGCCACAGAGAAGCGGTTCGATAGCGTGAACGAGTTCAGGAAAACTCTCGCTGACCAGGCTTCTGGTTTCATGCCGCGACAGGAGTATATGTCCAATCATCAAGCGGTAATCGACAAAATCGACACCATAAAAGAAGGGTTTAACAAGGAAATCACTGACTTGCGGGAATCGCGCAGCCAAAGTGCGGGGAAAAGCGCGGGATTCAATGCTTCGTGGGCTGTTGCCATCAGTCTCGCATTTTTGGGCATCGCTGTAATTGGTTTGCTTCTGAGGATGAAGCCGTGAAGTGCGAGAAGTGCGGAAAAGAGATTCCTCCCCATGAAGAGAAAATGGTGGAGATAAACGGCTCAACTCATGTTAAGTTTCCTTATTGCGCGGGTTGTGCGGAGAAAATCAGGGAACAGATGGACAGCTATCCCAAATTCGAACAGAAAAGGACAAAATGAGCACAATCTGGGCTTACATCTCCGCGCATCAAGCCACATCAACTCTCGTAGGCTACATGGTGTTCAGCAACTTCGTGGGCTCCATGCCGTCGCCGCAGGCCAATTCCAGTGCTGGGTATAAGTGGCTATTCGCATTTTTAAACGCGATGGCTTCCAATATCACTCGTGCCATCAGCCAGAAGATTGAGCAAAGTCCAAACTTTCAATCGGCAGTTAACATTCAGACGGCTCAAGCGGGCCTTCCACCGATTACTGTTCAACCTGTCATCTTAAAGACAGACACGCCGCCCAAGCCATGAAAGGATGAATCCATGATTATCTATCTCAGCTTATTGGTCGCGCTCGTCGGTGTGCTCATGTATGCCCTAAGCGCCAATCCCAAACTCCAGGAAATCGGGCGTATCAGCTACTTCGCCGGGCTACTGGCCTTCCTGATTGAAGTCGCCGGAGGTCATGCGCTTTCGGTGATTCGATGAGCGAGTGGCGAGAATACCGGGAAATCGAGGAAATTGAGCGGGCGCTCAACCAGACCAATGACCGCCTGAACTCCATCGAGGCGGCTCTTGCCGACCAGAGCGCCAAGCTCGACCAGCTTATTGAGGCTTTAATACCAACAGAAGTTCCAGCAACAGGATTCACATTTCAAAATACAGGAGATACCATGCCAACTAACTTCACCGTAACACCGGGCCAGCCGTTCCAGGTCACCGCTTCAACCATCCCAACAGGAGGCGCTTTGCAGGCTGGGGCTATCCCTGTCTGGACTGTGGATGATGCTTCCGTGGTTCTGACGCCGGACGCCACGGGCCTCGTTGTCAACGGAACCACTGTGGCCACGGACACCGCGCCCAGCTTCAATCTGACCTTGACGGGCATCAACTCGGCGGGGGCGACCATCAGCAACACGCAGAACATGGCGTTTACCGCTGCGCCTCCGGTTCCGGCTACCGGGTTTGCGTTCGTTCAGAATTCCTAAGGCTTCCGGGCACGGTTGAGCAGGTACACGAGCAGGATTAGCAATAGTCCTGCTCCGCCTGCTAGTACCCATTCCATTTAGTCGCTCGCCAGCGCGT